TAATTAAGAGTCAATATTCCACCTGACCAGGCAAGAACCGTAATTCGCACAAAAGTAGAGATGATTGCTGCTTGTTCATCAGCATCTGGTAGTATAGCATCCTTTACTTTACCAAAGACACCTTTCTTCTTTTCCTCTTCTACCTCTTCCACTACTTCTTCTTTAACTTCTTCTGGCATGATAGTCAAGCAACTATCTTATTTAGAATTGGGCAACTCCTAAACCAGCAGAAGGAACATTTACAGCAGCATCAGGAGCAGGAGGAGCAAGATCAGGAGTGCCAATTGGAAGGTCTCCACCTAGTCCACCACCTAAACCACCAAGACTTCCAAGTGCTTTCTCTGTTACACTTTCTATGATGGAATCTTTATTAACGTAAACGTAAGCACCAGTGCCAACAACGGCAATAGATACAGCAGTAGACGCAAGAGCAAGTACATTAATTATCTTTTGCATTTTATTATAGCAAGTAAGTTATTTATTATAATACGCATCGTAATATTTGACAATACCTGATGAGATCTTATGTCCTTTAGATATCCACTCATCAGCGCATTCATAGATTGATCTATTTGAATAGTCTCCTTTTCCAAATTTTTTAAAAAGAATCCGTAAGACTTCTTGTCTAAGATTTAATTGTTGTTCTGTCTCAACCATTTCCATCCTCTTCATCTAGTTTAATGATAGTTTGAGTTCCCAAATCAAATGTAGATGACAGATCAGATAGTAATTTTCTATCTTCTGCAGTTAGGGGATGTGTTTGATGATCTTCAATGTATGTATCTACCACTTATTCCTCCATCATGTAAGCCATCATAGTCATAAACATGGTAGTTGTCATTACAACACCAACCACTGTCATGAATACCATCTGGTATATTTCTGTAAAATTAATCATTAAATTAGACCTAGAGAACCTGCAGTCATTCCTACAGTCACAAAAAAACCAAACTCTAATAAGTCTCTAGAGCCTGGAGGAATTGATGTTAATAAAAGTGCTAGTGGTATCATTGAAAGACAAAAGATAAACCATTTGTATAGACTGTTGCTGCCACTGCTGCAACGAAAATTAATTGATACATGCTTTTAGAGTTAAAATAACTAGTCCAACCATTGCCAAACGTCCATTACAACGTTCAGCAAATCTCCAATAGTGATGCGAAAAATCAATCATGCTCCTGATGGTGAGTATGCTGGTTGCATTCTAGCAACTCTTATACCTTTGCCACCCTCATCGTCATCATCATCATTCATAGCACGAAGAAGTAATTCAACAAACACTAGAGTTGCCATTGGATAAAATATCCATAGTATTGCTTTCCATATTGGAAATGTATCTACTGCTGTCTGAAATTCACTCATGTGATGTTGATTTGCTGATAGTTGGGAATAAGTATTTAGTTATGTAAAGTTTTGGACTAGGTAATTATACCAATCAAGGAACCTGCTGTAGCAGAAACTGCTAACCAAGGTAAATTAATTACCAAGAATAGTTTCACTAGAGTAGATCTCTTGATTGTAAATAATGTACAAGTCATTATACAAAACCTGGTATGATTTGACCTGATAGTGAGTAGGACACTATGAGTGCTCCACATCCAACAATGGCTGCAATGCCATTCCATTTCTCAGCAATAGAGAAATCTACTTTGTCTTCAGTTTTCTTTGTTGTTTTAGTTGTCATTAAACTATACCAGGAATAAGGTTGCCAGTTGTTGCGTATGATGCACAGAGAACAAGGAAGCCAATCATAGCTGCTCTTCCATTTGCTCTTAAAAAGATTTGTTTGTTGTTCATTAGAATATACCTGGAATGATTTGACCTGTGGTTGCATAAGCACCTAGTGCTGCGACTACGCCTAGCATAGCCATCCAACCATTAAATTTTTCTGCTTCTGGTGTCATTGTTCTTAGATTTGTAATAGGGATAGAGCTTAAAGAGACCTGTGTGGTCAAAAGATTCCTGGTATAACCCAACCAGTAAATCCATAGTTAATTACTGCAGCAAAGAAACCCATCATAGCCATACGACCATTGAGTTGTTCTGCATTCTTCCAGTAGTTCATTAGACGTATGCAATAGTGGGTGAATAAACAACTGCCATTGCAATTGTACCTATCAATAGGGTTTGGATCATGGTTTTCATATCAACCTCTGAAAGGTGAGTTGTAATATGCTTTGTTAACAGTATAAAGTGTGAACAGAGCAACTGCAATACCAGCAAACCCTAAAAGAAGGATTGGTGATGCTGGAATATCATATGTTGGAATAGTAGTCATTAAAATACACCTGGAATGATTTGACCAGTAGTGATGTAAGCACCAAGTAGTGCTACTATACCAATCATTGCCCAACGACCATTGGTCTTCTCTGCATTCTCAGGATAACCTTCATAGTTTTCATCCTGATCTACCCAAGGTGCTACTTCTGCACCAAACATGTTTTGCTTGCCATACTCAGTAGTTGTATATTTGTCAGCAGTTGAAGAAGTCATTGAGTTCTTGTGTTAAGTTGTATGTCATAATTATATAGTAATCCTTAAGCATTGTAAAGAAACTTTACATTAGGGATAACCCAACCATGAAAAGGGGGTCTAATGACCCCCATTAATATACCTTATGTAAACTTATGTAAAAGGTAGTGATAACTACACCTTTAGCTCTCCATCCACTAATCCAGTGGTCTTAAGAAGTTTTTTAGATTCCTTTCTAACTGCCTTTCCTGACTTAAGATAAAACTCCTGTATCAATCTATTGCCCTTAGCATCATCACCAACCACAGTAAAGAACTTTCCTGTTCCTACTCCACCAGCTCCACCTCCTACACCTATACCAGTGCTCATTAGTGCTGGTGCTGTAATCAAACACAGTGGACCTGCAAATAAACAAGTGCCAAGACCAGCAGCAAACCCAACACCACCACCAGCAACACCACCTGCTATAGCACCTGCTGTATTGAAGTCTTTCTCAGAAGTAGACCACTTAACTACATTAGTAATGTGTCCCTCTGGTCCTTTCACTCCAGTATCATCTATTGCAATATCACATTTCACTGTATACTTCTCCTCTGCATCCAAACATAATGGAGATCTTGTTCTTGCCTTTGGTATGCCTGGTGAACCTGGTCTAATAGAAGATGCTAGTGTCATAGAAGGCACTAGCATCATAACAGTCATTGCTGCTAATATATTTTTCATCTAAAGATAAGTTTAAGTTATTGTTTAGTATATATGGTTACACTTGATTAGTCAACGTCTTCTACACATGCATCACTAAACCTTTCTGCTACACTTCCACCTAGTTCAGCACCTTCATTCATGCCAATCATTGAAGCAGCACCAGCCAAAACCCAACCAACAAAAGGTATAGAGGTGAGACCAGAACCAACAGAAGCACCCACGCTCCCACCGACCATTCTTCCTGTCCCTTCTCCACTACCACGTGCTTTGATGCATTCAATGGTCTTGGCACTAGGCTTCTTTTCGCCTTCTCCTGTAAGACCTGCTGGATCTATCCATGAAGTTCTGGTAGATACAGGTCCATCATGATGCTCTGCACCATCCATTGTATACTCTTTTAAAATTTCAGTTGATTGACCTTTGCCAAACAATCCACCTTTACCAGGTACAATCTTACTGGTATGCATAACTAAAGGATCATTAGACCTATACCTAACTCTATATCCATCCTCTCCTGCTTCTACTTCATAGGAAGTATACTCACTGACAGGTAGATCAAGCTTAGGAAACTTACTTTGTCTCTGTGCAAGCAACCCAATCATACCAAGATGCGAAAGACCAAGTAGTCCACCCAATCCTAGAGCAAACAACTTGGTCTTATTAATATCCTTAAATTCCATTCTAGTCATAACAACTAACAATATATAGCCAATTAATAATCTGAGTTCTCATTATACTCAATCCACTCAGCATTATTTCTGCACCATGCATCAGCATCTATTTCCATGTGCCAATGGGTAAGAGTGTGAAGAGTCTGTATCAATATAGCAGTAAACAACAACAGCACTGGACCAAACCAGAGTGGATGTAACATTATATCTTCTATCTTTTTCATACTATTAATATAGAGTGATGGTTTCCTGTCGCCTCCATGTCTGAAACCACCAAAGGGACATGCAGCAGTCATAGGTAGCGATGCCTTGACTCATATAATATAGCATAAAAAAAGACCCCTGTAAAGGGGTCTTGATCCATCTCGAACTAGAGATATTTAGAATACGAACTTAGCACCAATCTTAGCACCAAAGTCTCTAACTGTATCACCAGTAGAATCTTCACCATTAGAAGTACCAGAAATCTCACCATAGATTCCTAGAGCATCTGTAGCAGCAACATTAATACCTGCTTTACCAGATAGTTCTGTTTCTGTATCATCAGTAGCGTCAGCATGGTTCAATGAAGGACCACCTTGTATATAATATCCAACTGAACCTGAAGAACCTTCAAAACCAATATGAACATCAGTTGAAGTAGCAGAATAATCTCCATCAGGATATGTTAGATTGCTCTCTACATTCACATAAGGACCAGCAAAAGCGGCTCCAGCGAATAGGAAAGGTGACGCAGCCAATGCTGCAATTGTTGATTTAATAGACATGATTGTTTATTATTATCTCGCATGGGCATTAAAAAAACCCTGCGGATGATAAGACCC